CTTGTTTGCGCTTCCATTTGGAGATGAATAAGTGCCATTTCCTAAAATGCATTTAATAGTTGAACCCGCAACAGTATTAGGCCAGTTGGTTAAAGTTCCATCAGATGCAGTCAAAGAAGGATTGCTCGCATCAAATTGAGCTACTAATCCATCTGTAATTGGAGGATTAGTGTTATCAGAATTTGTATATGAATTATCCTCTCCTAAAAAGAAATCTTGAGTTAATACCTTGTCTGTTTTCTTAAATGAATTAGTTTGTGTTATTGTAAGAGGTGTGGTACTGCCATAAGTTTTTGTTATGGTATCATAGTTAGAAGGCACTTTTACTTTCAAGAGTTTAACATCATAAGATCTTTCTGGAATTTTTGAAAAATATGCAGCGTTAAATTTTGAAGTGACGATTGCAGAATTTGTATATCTAAAAGAAGAAGAGTAAATTTCAGTAATACTTTCTAAGCTTACGAATGAAGCCCTTGAAGAATATGTATCTTCTGGAGTGATCTTTAAAACTGATATGTCCCACCCTAGCCAATTATCGTTTTCACTTAAGGAATTAAAATTAGAAGAAGCGTCAAAAATAATCTGCTTAGAATAACCTTGTGTGATTTTTCCTTTTGATTGTATCTCAAATACTTGAGGAAATGAATTTACAGGTACTATTAGGTCTTTAGTGTCATTGATTACTTTAGGATTATTTGCTATTAAATCAATAGTTGGCAGATTGGCATTATACCCTTCTTTATAAATTGGAGATATCCTTATTCTAATTTTAAAACTATGGCGAATTACAGATCCTACTCCAGCTTGTAATGTTACTTGCCCTTGTTCAAATTGTCTACCTTCAGGATTTAAAGTAAAAGTACTTGAAGGTATATTCGCTTTAGTGACTCCATCTATGACTAAACCCTTTTCATCAATTAATTTTAGATCTTGATATTTTAAAGAAACATAAAGAGATGAGACTCTAAAATTGAGAGACATTTTTTTGCATTCTCTATTTAGAATCCTGTAAGTCCTTTGATAATCAAGTATTTCGTCTTCGATTGAAGCTAATTGGTTTGGTCCTCTTAGTCTCTCGCCTATAGAACGGATATAAGATAAGTTGTCAAATTCTCCTCCTAATGAGGTTCCTACAGGAGTGCCATTTGTTGTTTGGATATTTATTTGTTGGAAATTATACTTATCTTGACTATCTAAAAGGGGCGTTTGATTCCATTGAACTGATTTTAAATACTTAACCTCTCCTTCATCTCCTGCGATGGATGGGTATTCATTATATGTGACTTTTTTAAACCCTAAATCTCCAACTTGACCAGAAAATAAATATTGCCCTTCAAGTAAACCACCAATTGGACCCTCTGATAAAAGATCTTTTACTTTTGCAAATTGATATACATTATATGTAAGACCATCATATAAAAATCCCTCAGTATCTTCATATGCAGGAGTTGGCTGCGGGGCTTGAGCGGCTCCACCACCACCAAAACCTTTTATGTATTTAAAATCTTCAAGATTGTTCATTTTTATATATTATTAATTTGGTCTTTTACGTCTGCTGCTGTTGACTTTGTATCAAGTTCAACATTGTTCATGGAAATTTCAACAGTCTGAGATCCTATTCTCATTCTGCCATAGCCAATTGGAACTGGACCGCCCTCTCCAAGAATGTTAGAAGGTCCGTCAAATAAGTAATTTGGTTTGCTGCCATCTTCTTGGATTTTTCTAAAATCATCAAATTTTGGAGGAGACATCATAAGAAGAGTAATTCCAGCCACGGCTAAACCAAGACCTGCTCCAATTAATGCTCCTGAAATTGCTGCGCTTGTCGTAGAGCCAGCTACAAACCCTAGACCAGCGGGTGCGCCTACGCCGGTAGCAATTAATAGAATTCCAAGTACTAAAGCTGCTACCCCTTTTCCAGTACTGCCACCTCTACCTCCTGCGCCTTTAATTATTGGCACGATATCTAAAGTGTTTAGTTTTTCATTTATCATCACCAGTTCAGAATTATAAATAGACTCTGGTTTCTCCAAAGAGATGTCTTCGGAACTTACTATTTCTCTTTTATTAACTAAAACTTTATACTCTACGCTTTTATCCGCTGCTCCTATTAGATATTTTAATAGCTTACCTTTAGAAAGCACTTGAATAGCTCGCAATGCTTCCTTTATGGAATTTACTTTTAAATTCCAGTTTTCTCTTCCTACTTGTTCTGCTATTTCTCCGTGTAAGGTGATGCTAGTCATAAAGGTGATGTCTCATTATGTAAATTACCCATTTTTTACGTTGCTTAGAAAGCTTTTCGGTAAGAGAAAGATTATTGCCGGGATGGTGTAATATTGTATCATCCCCAAGGTAAACAGCGCAGTGAATGGGAAAATCAAAATCTTTTGTCCTCATGATAAGGACATCGTTTTTCTTTAAATTAGAAACTTGTCTAAACCCATTCATTTCAAAATAAGTCTTTAAATAATCATTAGTCCTTAACACTTCAGCTTCATTGCTAAATCTTTGAACCATTGCTAATTCGTATTGTTCTTTACTCAGATTCTCTTTCAATACTTCTTGTTCTGGTGTAAGATGGATATTTAAATCATGACAAAAATAATCTTTTACTAACCAAAAGCAGTCTGCGAAACCTAAAAGGAAAGGTCTTCCTTCGTACTGAATCCTATAACCATTAGGAGAATAAGTATGAAAGGTGCCGCTTTGTTTATTGTAAACAATACAGGTAAGTCCAAGTCTTTCAGATACAATCATGTCGGCATCTGATATCTGGTCAAAATCAATATGAGAATGATAATAAGCAGCGTAATCAGACTGCTCATCAACTTTCATCATAAATTCAGTGGCAGAATTAATGATGTTTTCTTTTTTCTGAACTTCGATTCCTTTGTCTGTATATACCAAAAACCCGCAAACTTCATTATTAGAAGAATTAGCGTGTTCAATAATTTGTAATTTAATCTCTTCCGTTAGCATAGTTCTTTACTCCTTGCAAAGCAGTATATTCTTCTCTTCTCTGCATCGGTTAGTTTTTCAATGACTGATTTTTTGTTTCTTGGTTGGTGTAAGATGTAGTTTTGCCCAAGGTAAATTCCAAAATGAGAAGGGTAATTGTCAAGGTATTTGAAAGCTATTATATCATGCTTTTGTGCATTTTCGATACCTTCGATTTTTATAAAATTTTCTTTATTGAAGAAGTCGTCGAAGTTGTCTATGCCGCAGATTTCAGAAAGTCGTTCTCTAATAAAGCTTGTATATTCTTTGTCCCAACCTTCCATTCTGTGATAATGAGATATTTTTATGCCGAACTCTTCATTAAAGTATTGTTCAATTATTGACAAACAATCAGATTTACCAATTATAAAATCTTTATTTATGTATTTGTTATAGTAATTTTCTGGGGAATATTCTTCGAAAGAGTCTCTTTTAAGTATATAAACGATATTTTTTAGATTAAGTTTATGGCTTATTTGTTTATCTAATTCTGAGAATGAATTATCTTGGATACAATGAGAGTGGTAAATACCGATTATTTTACCATTTATTGATGCCTTTAAATAATCTATTTGACATACAACAAATTCGTTTTCTTTATCTTGAGCAATATTGCGGCACGGAAAAGCATCTAATACATTTTCCCTATCTAAAACTAAAAGACCGCAGCATTCTTCAGGATTTTCCTTTAATGCATGCGTTTTTATTTTAGCTTTTATCTCTTCTGAAACCATTACAACGCCCCTCTATTGTAATTAGAAACGCCATAGAATCCTCCAAATGGCAATGCATTTTCTCCAAATCTTATCTTGCATCCTTTTATACTCTTAGAGCATTGATCAGCTATCCAATACTGTCCATTTGGTGGGGGAATGTTCGTAGGTACATTTGTTTTTGCTATGAAATAAAAATTGATATTCTTTTTCGTAATAAAAACTACATCTCCCTTTTTGTAAGTAGTTGATAAAGTCCAAAGAGTAGGATTATTGGAAATGGCAGTTCCAGAAAAAACACTCATCTTAGAAATTATTTGGTCATCTTCTGTGCCGCAAACTGGTGCTTTGGCTCCAGTTGAATCGCTCTTATTTGGGATTGGCGTAGTAGTGCCATGAGTATCCTCGTTCAATCTTGTTTGGTATTCATATAGACAGCCTTCTCCTCTATACTGCCAAGGGCAGACATAGCTTAAGACTCTTCTTTTTGGTAGTTTTGCTCTGTCCAAATCTATTGCGCTTGATAATTCAAATTGAATACTGTTCTTATTCTCAGAAGATTTTCTATCAAAATAATAAACATCTCTAGGAAATTCACAATTAGGATCTGGATCAAACCCATCTGGAATAATCAGTTTATCTGGAGACAGTGCAGAAACTCCATCGCTTTGATAGAAATTAGATCTATCAAGGAATTTTGCAAAAGTCCTAATTCTTGTAAACTTTGCTCCAATTAAATCTCCAAAATCAACTGTACCTCTAAAAAGGCTGAACACATCAAGCATGTCATCAGAAAAAGAAATCTGTACTTTTGGTTTTGGAAATACACCTCTTGAAGCTGTTTCAAATCCTTCTGTAGCGATAGGAGCAGGTAAATAAGCCTCACCCTTCCAATAGATAATGTTCCTTCCGAGCTTAAGATTATTATGTAATCGAATTACACGATAGTTAAAAACGCCATCTTCTGCTCCCGGTAAATTTATTTGAAAGTTTTTAATATTAATTACAAATTGAGACGAAGTATCAAATCCAATTTCAGTCAAGTCTACCTCAAACAAAGAAATGATAGAAGAAGGCTCAAGAGAGAAAAACTCTGTGTTTACTTTTAGAGATGCATTTTTTATTTCTTGTGTAGCCATAAATTACGCTGGTACTTCTTCAAATGTTGCCTTTATAGAAAAATTATTGAAAAATGGATTAGAGGAACTCCACCTTCTGCATACGAATAATTTAGCATCTGTGCTTGCTACTAAATACGGAGCAGATGGGTAATAGATAAAAGCCGTCTTTGCTGCCCTTGCGCTTAAGAAGTGAAGGATAGCAGTACATTCATCTAATGTTAATCCATCAAAATTTAGATCAAAATTAAGAAGGTTAAAATTAATTTGATCACTAACTCTCTTTTCGTAACCATCTCCATACTTAATAACGTTGACTTTTGGGTCAAAACTAGCTTGTGTTTGATAAGAAGGCTTCCAAATAAACAAAGGATAGTCTTTTTTTACTACTGGATGCTGGAAATAGCCGCCCCAATAAGCATCAGAATTAGATGTGACGCTAGAATAAACGGGCGGATTATTAAGTGGCACGGCTGCTTTGGCATAATAATATCGATTATCTGTATATACGATAATGTCATGCTTATTATATGTAGATGAAGCATTCCATAAACTGATGTTAAAAATAGAACTAGACATATCCTTTTACCTTTTACCAACTTATTATTACACTTTTTTGTGTAAATATTAAAATAAGATGGCATTATCTCGACTAAATAAACAGAACTTGGATTTTTACTTGAATCAAACCCAAGTTCATGGCGTTCAGGATATACAAGCGTCCTATCAAATGCCAGTTCAACATACCAAATATCTTGGTATGAATAGCAGCTTTTATACTCCAGAAGGGCCAAAAGCTGGCTCTTTGTCTATAACCAGCTTGCTTACTACAACAAATGACTTCCTAGCTTACACTGGAGAAGCTGGGGTTTATGGATTTGTGACTAAAAAAGCAAATCCAAGCTCTAATATTTTATTTGGATTTCAAAGTGGATACTTAACTTCTTATACTTGTGGGGCTCAAATCGGAGAAATTCCTACAGTAAGAGCTAATTTTGAAGTTTATAATGATGCAGGATCAATAGCTTCCGCAGGTTCTTTTAACCAGTCTAGTGCAGTTTCTTTGGTTAATTCTAATACGATAGATATAGGAATTGGAGATTTTACGACAAACAGAGTTAATTCATTCAATTTAAATATTAACGCCAATAGAAGCCCCGCATATTATCTAGGGTCTTCTACTCCATTTTCTGTAAAAACAATCTATCCTCTTGAGGTAAGTTGTGAATTTAATATAACTCAAGATAGTTATTCATTACAAAAATTATCAGACTTGTCTTACAATTTAAAGAATGTAAGTAATTTTTACATTAATACTAAAGATTTTAATGGAAATTCAGTAAATTTTAATTTTGGTAACTCGTTATGTTATTTCATTGACGTTTCCGAAGACTTATCCGCTAGTGTAAATTCTCCTGTAGGTATAACGGTAAGGTACAGAGGGTATTTGAAATAAGGTAAAAGGATGAAATATTTTAATGAATGTGAAGTGGTTTTTAATTCCCGTTTTGGGTCAGGAGTAGTTCTGGCTCAAAATGCTTCTATTGGCATCTCTAGAAATATAGACTCCACTTATGTTATTGGAAGGCAGAATTCTTCTCAGGTATTAAAAACTAAAGCAGATGAAACAAATATAAGCTTTACCTACTTTCCTAATATTTCAGATCCTATTTATAAATGTTTTGATTATGCTAAAACTGGAGTATTTACAAATAGTTTCCCAGAATCAGTTATTCCAGTACAAGTTGTAATAGCTGGCATTACTGGTTCTTTTTATCCTTCTAGATTTGGACTAACAATAAATCCGAATTCTAAAGTCCAAGCATCTGTTTCTTTTTCTAGCTTTTCTGATCTTTCTGGATTTCTTAATAGTAAATCAGCTATAAACAATTTAAATAGTGGATCTGGAATAGCTCATTCATGGAATGCTAAAGTTTCAGGAACAGCAACAGTATACAATGTATTAGATTTTTCTTATGACATGTCTATCAATTGGAATCCAATATATTCAGTAGGACAACAAAGACCAAGACAAGTAGATTTATCAGTTGGACAAGAAACGTTTGATTTTACAGTAGAAGATGCTAATTCGAACTTTTCTAATGCTGCTTTAGCTACAGCAGAAAATGCAAAGATTAACATAACTACTTTTGGAGACCAGTCTATCATGATTTTAAATACTTCAGGAAGTAGAATAGACTCTTCTGACACATCAATTAATCTTGACGATTTTGTCAAAAATAAAATATCATTAAAAAGGAGTTTCTAAATGTTTTTCAACTATAAAAATTGTACATTTAAATTAAGTGGCGTTGATATATTAGCCACTAATGTAAACATGTCTCTTGATGCTTCTTTGTCACCAGTTTATAATGAAGAATTTAAAAAGAACTCTTACAGCTATGCTCCAGAAGATACAGTAGATACAAGCTTTTCAATTTCTTATTATTTAACCGGAAAAGACTTTGTAAAAGAGTACTTATTGGGTGAAAATTCTGAGCAGGGTATTTCTGGTAATTTCTGTGGTCTTTATTTTGAATATGGATACATTACAAACTATTCAATAAAAGGATCTCCAGACTCTTTAGCTAAAGTGGATCTTGAGCTTAAGGTGTTTGAAACTTTGAAGGGTTCTTTTTCTGCTGTTACTCCAACTAATCAACCAGAAATTGCTCCATTAAACTTTTCAAATTTTTATCTATCTGGTAATTTAGATGGTGTTCCATTTGATTCTAATGGATATAATTTTAGTAATTTTAGTTATCAATACCAAAGAGAAGTAGAAAAATACAATAAAGAAGGAGCCTCTACTTTTGATCAAAGTGGAAGAGCTTATCTAGGAAAAAGATCTCAAACGCTTTCTTTTGAAATAGATAATTTCAATACGTCACTACCTTATTCAGGAGTACCTTGTTCTTTTTATGTTTCTTTGCAAACTGGAGCGCAACCATTAGATACTCTATCTTTTGGTGGAGTTATATCTTCAAAAAAATCTTCGGTTGAAGCTCAAGGATATGTTCGTTCAGAATTTTCTTTAAGACAAGATTTTTCTCACTTTAAACCAGTAATAACTGATTTTACTCCAAGAGTTATTTTACCCGGAGGGATAGTGACATTAAATGGCAGTAACTTTATTAATGTAAAGAAAATCCTTTTTGGCAACACTGAGGCATCTTCTTTTAACGTCGCGTCTACTTCTTTATTAACTGCTGTAGCTCCTGCTCAACTAAAAGGTGCAGCACCTATTTATATTGAAACAGAAGAAACTAGCTCTTCTTCAATATTCAACTTCAAAACAAGCGTAAATCAAAACGATATAAGGTTGTCTATAAATTTCGAAGGACTATAATATGCCAAGTTACAATACAGGTTTAATAAATCAAAGAATGCGCGTCACGGGCGCAGGTCTTTATGCCGTTAGTGGCTTGCAAGTCCCCGGTGCTGGATTTATTGATTTTTCTTACTATGATGCTACTCCAGAATATATTGAATTTAATATACCAGAAAATATATTGTTTGGACAAGTAAATTTTCATTTCATCACAGGAAACACGCTTTCTTCTCCAATGTTTGTTAGTGGAGTTGATTTTTATCCAATTCCAAGATTAGATGCAGTCATTCCTCAAACCCAAGAAGTAGGAGAATTTGTTGCTATCAGTGGTAAATCATTAAGCGGAGTTCAATATGTAGCATTTAATAACATTACTGGTACAAACATTTCTTACCAACCAGATAGTGGTGTTTTATTAGTTAAAGTTCCAAGCGGATATACTACTGGTCCGATTAGAGTTAGTGGATATAATAATACAGGAATTGTTTCTACTACTAGTGATTTTAGTTTTTATGGAAGAATTTTCATAAGCGGATTTAGTGATAATCTACCATACGAAGGAGATTTATTAAAGATATCTGGTAAGAATTTTAATTTATCTTATGTAAATGAAAGTTATTTTCCAGTTAATTTTACTACTTCAGTAGATAATAATATAACAGGTTTTGTTACTGCTAGATTTACTGGTATAGGAGATATCATTTCTGGAATAATTCCTCAAAATGCTAACCAAGGATTTGTAACAATAAATTCTAAAGATAATACCTCTTTTACTTCTAAAAATGAAATTACAGTTTTAAGATCTCCTCAAGTATTTAATGCTCTAAATTTTTATTTAAATTCTGGTCAATCAAATATTGTAATTGGTAGAAACTTTAATTATGCTACGGGTATAGTTTTAAGCGGTTTGAATTACAGAGAACCTAAAACAATTTTAAATAGTGGAGTTAGGAGTTCGGCAGTTGGTTTATTTGGAAGATCATTATTATTTAGTGGTAATTCTTATTTAAGTATTCCTTCTCCTTCTGGAGGAGATTTTAGTTTTGGGGTTGATCCTTTTACAATTGAATTTTCAGTTAATCCATTACCGTACACAACGACTCAAAGAGTAGACATGTTTCAAGACCAAGGCTGGGATGGAAATGGTTTTTATTTTTTTAAAGCTGCTGCAAGTACAAATTGGACTTTTTATGCAAGCAATGTAGCAAAATTAAATATCTCTACTTCTCAAATCCCCGCAAATCAATGGACAAAAGTAATAATTTCTAGAACTTCTGCAAATGGAGATACTTTCTATGCTATTAGCGGTAATAATAGACAAACCTATGGAACAGCGTCAGCAGGTACTCCATATACAATAACAGCGGGTAGCGGGTTATTTATTGGAACCCATAATACAGGTTCTTATGGAACTTATGGCATCAATGCATTTTCTGGTTATATTGAAGATTTTAGAATCGTAAAGGGAATTGGATTATACAACTCTATTAGTCAAGTTGCTACTGGTTCTGGTTTGTTTGATATTGCTAATACAAAGATATTACTTCAAGGTAATTATTCTGATTATGATTATAGAGGAGATAGGACTCAATTGTCTAAAATAAGAGATATCTCTGGATATGTAGAAGATTATAATTATGGACTTAACAATAAAGTTTTTCCAATTTCAGGATTTGTTAAAAATTCTTCAAACACTAGTTTAACATTTACTGGTACAAACGCAGATGCTGGATGTTATGATATAACAATCCAAAACACAGGAGGAAGAAATTTCCTATTTAAGAATTTTGAAGTAATAAAAGGATCTCCAGTAATAAAAAATGTATCAACATTTGAAAATTATATAGGCGGATTTATTGAAGTACTTGGTCACAATATTTATCCAGATTCACAGTTTTTATTCCAAGATACTGGTGATGTAAATTCGATTGTCGAAGCTACAGAAAATGCGAACAGTTATTCTTACCAATCTACTTTTAGACAACAAAAACCTTTAACTATTTCAAATTCAATAAATGTAAGCAGTAATACTTCTAAATATGATGATAGAAGTTTCTTATTTTCTGGTAGTCCCGGTCCTTATATTAAATTCTCCATAACTGGACAATATCCAAATGTTCCATTAAGTTATAGAAATACTTTTGCCATTGAATTAGATTTTAAACCTCTGGCTTCTTTCTCTGCTTCCGATAAAAAGTTTTTAATAGGAAGTCAAAGCGGCTTAAACGTATTCGTTACTTCTAACAAAGTAGTAGTCTCTGGCATTGATTGGGATGGTTTTACTTCTAATTTTTCAGGACAAATAAATACAAATGATTGGAATCACTTGTCTATCTCAAAGAGCTATATAAATCAAAGTACAATTAGTGGTAAAATTTTATTAAATGGTTCTCCCATGAATTTAAGTGGAGATCAGTACACTTTAGATTTCGCTACTTCTAATTTAGATTTTAGTTTAAATAGCGATAAGAGTTTAAGCAAACCAATATTTGATATTTATATTGGTAGAGATTATGCGAACACTTCATCTAGTTATTGGAGCGGCTATATAGATGAAATTAAAGTTGTTAGAGAAAATCCTTATCAATATTCAAATTTTGCGCCAATTAGAAGAGCTAAAAATAATTTAAATACTGAAATCTTAATTCATGCTAACGGCGGACTAATAGATGACAATGTAAGAAGCTTTGGATACTTAAGTCTTAATACTCCTAATTTAAATTCTATTAGAAAATCTAACTTAGTTATAGATAATTCTAATTCAAGAATCACTGGAGGATTTGATAAGACTTTCACATTTTTAAAGACTCCAACTATCACAGGAATTTATCCAGCTTTATTGGAGCAAGGGCAATTGGCTACTGGATATGGGTCTGATATTTATTACGTCGGTTCGATAAAGATAGGAGATTACAATGTTAATAATTATACCATATCTCAAAATGGTTCTGAATTTGATCAAAAAATAGTATTTACAGTACCTGATCTTGCTCAAAGCGGCGATAATTTAACTATCAATTCAAATTACTATACATATACATATCCAAGCGGTTTATCTATAAATAGCGGCACTCTTATCGTTGACGGATTTTCGCCAACTACTGGTGTGACAGATACTTTAATTACAATGTCGGGCAAGTTCATGAATACGGTTACTTCTGTTGAACTTGGAAGACAAGATGGAGCATATAAAGTAATTACTGCATTTAGAAGTCAAAACATAAGCGGGTTAAGTTTTTATATTCCTCAAGTTTATGATATAACTGATGGTCCAATTGTGGTTAACGGAAGTTCAAGAGTAACCACCGCAGAGTCTTTAATATTCGTTAATCCAATAATTTCTAAAATAACTCCAAACTCTGCTTATTTTGGAGATTCTATTAGTTTATCTGGAAGTAGCCTATCTGGTCTTGATTTCTACGGTGTTGGATTTAATAATGAAATAATTAAGTATCCTCATGTTGTAGATCCAACTTCGACAGGAGCTTTAGTTACGGTTCCAAGAGACGTAAAGAAAGGTGTATTTAGATTCTTTAACTCTGGAACAACAGTTGAAAAGAAAGGCTATTCTCCATCATTTACTCCAAGTACAACAATCTCGGGTTCAAATGCAGACATTTATAGAACAAGAGATGGTATTCTCATTACTGGAATAAATGCTCATAGTTTTCAAACTAGGGATTTATATATTAGCGGTTTCAATTTACTTACTAATAAAACTGGGCAATATTTAATTTCTCAAGCCATGCAGGTCACAGATATTTCTACTCTTTCTGGATTAGCTCAACCTTATACGGGGTATTCCTTGTTGTCTGGTAATTTAAATATTGTATCTGATATCTCCTCTCAAATCCCAGATTTAGATTTATTATTAAGCGGAGCAGATATAATTGGCATAGGAACCACTGTAAGTGCAAATATCTACATTACATTAGATGGTTTTATTGGAAGTGGTCAAATCTTTTTCCAAAGAAATAGTTTTGATGCTGATAATCTTTATAAAACGATCACAATTAAGCCTCCTTCTATATCAACTTCACCATTAAATATCTTAACTGGAACATACCGATCTTTAGTTACATTAACTGGAGAAAATCTTAATTATGTAACAGGAATTAGGTTTGAAGGAGTAGGCACTCTTGCAAGAGGAGCTTCTGGAACTATAACTCCAAATTTCCCATATTTAGCAGCTAATTATAAATCAGGAATATCAGTAATCACTGATGCTAGAGATATAAACAGTAGTGTAACATACAAAGACTATGGTACATTAAAATTTTATCCTCCATCAATGGCTGGCAGAAATTTACATGGCAAAGATGTAGAAGATGTAAGACCAGTTTCAGGAATGTTTTATTTGCAAACTTATTTAGGAGAAGAATATCCAGTTACTGGTAATTTTAATTACATTCCTTTCATAAAGATCAATGATGCTTATTTAAATAATGATTTAACTTATCGCTTAGATGGAACTACACAGGTTAGCGGCTGGGATGGTTCTGTGATTTCTTTTAATGGTGATGGCGTTAGATATTTAACTGGAGTAGACTTCTTTTCTAAAGTAGATGGATCAGTTGTTGAAGCTTTCCCAACTAATTTTCAATTCAATAAAAAACGCGCAAAGATAGATTTCTATAATCAACTCGGAGCAAACATTACTGGTTATAGTATTATTAGTGGTGGTGCAGGTTATACATTCTCTCCTATTGATATTAGCTTATCAGATGGAGGAGCAGGAGTCCCTACTATAAATGCTTTAGTTTCATTTATGCCTCCATATGTAGGTCAAGTTACAGGAGTACAAATTTTAGTAAATCCAACTGCCACAACAGAAAACTATTGGACAGGCAATAATGCAATTGTAAATCCACCTTCTTCTGGATTTATTCAAAGAAATCCACCCGCTAATCTTCAATTCTCTGGAGACAATTTTACAACGCAAAGCGGAGATGGCTCTAAATACTATGCTTATTATACTACTTCAACGACTTTCCCATTAGATAATGGATTTGTTGTTGGAGAAAAGTTAGACATGAAACTTTATAATTATGGAGCAGTTTTTGAGACTACTGAAAAACCATTTTTAACTATTCAAAATCCAAATAACTATGCAAGAATAGCAGATATCATCTTAACTGGAAATTTATATGAAGGAAATAACAATGCTATATTTAGATATGATCAAATTTATTCTAGTGATGACTCTGATTTTAATAACTTAGATATACAATTAAAAACCTCAATCCTTTATCCCACTGGGTATAAAGGAAAGATGTTTATGCTAACCACTACAAAGCCTTCCAAAAATGGAAGAAACTTGAGAGTTGATTTCTCTACTAACATTCCTAGTACTGGAAGTTATGTAAATCCAAATGATCCAATAGATTCTAAATATTTAAAATTAAGAATTGAAATTATTAATTCAGAAGCTTCTCTATTTAAAGGATTAGGAACTACAAGCTCAACAACTAAAGTCTTTGCTGGTTCTGTTGGAGCGGGATCTAGTTCCGCAGGAATTGGGGTTTCTTAATTCTTAGCTTTTTGAATCCTTTCAATAAGTTCAAAGATTTTAATCTTTGGAATGTCAGCAATTGACATCAAAGAATCTGCATTTGCATAATTTTCACTAACTAGTTTCTCTTTGAGTTTAATAAAAGTAACTTTCTTTTCCTTCATTACTTTTTCAAGAATAGCATGAGGCTCAAATACAGGCGCAGAATCAATAGAATCATCAACTACATTATTCTTTGACTTGCCAATTTCATCTTGGCCTACGATATTAATCTTGAGGAAGTTGCGAACGCAGCGGATAAAGGCTCTATTCTCTGCAATTGGACCTAAGAAATGACGAGCAAAATCCTTTGTGTTTCCGGGCGAAGCATCTCCAATTGAAGAGAAGGAAACAGGGGTTTCTTCAGTCTCATAATTTGGAATCCAGTCAATTTTACAAACTGCGACTACATAATCAGGGCTTGGAGAGGTGACAGTATAATCGACAGAGAAAAAGCCTCTAAGTTGAGCGACATATTTAATGCCGCCAAGAAGAATAAGTAGATCTTTATCTTCAAGTTTAGTTACATCAGTTATATTTGTTCTGTCACGATTTGG